TAAGCTTAATCCTGTATTTATCACTTGGTGAATCTAAAGGTACATAATTAAGACTAGCTGTTAAATCATAGGCTACACTCTGGAAACTATCTAATTCCTGTGGTCTATCATACTTAGCTATTTTACGGTTAGCTAAATTAAGGTAAGTTGTTAATATAGCTAAACTTGGGTCACTGTTTTCATCTATATCATCGTAATCAAGTTGATTACCAAGTAATGTTATTAATTCAGATAATGTTGAATTCATTTTATCTCCCTAATGATCTTCTTCTTCTTCTTCATACCACCAAAAATCTATATCAACTATCTTCGGTTGTTGAACAACATTTTTTATTAACCTGAAAACATACGTAGCATTTGTTTTTGCTATTATTTCATAATTAAACCCAGGAGACACACCGACAGGATTTCTCCCTCCACCGTTTCTTGCTGACCATACAGAGCTTCCTATATCAACAATATTAGGATTTGAAGAAGCAGTCATTTCAGATATATTAGTGCTATCTCTGTCGTTATTGAACCCATCAACAGCCACGCCACCTGTTACGGTTTCCCCCTCGAAAATATCTATGGTGTAATCTGCATCAGTAGCTAACATAGCACGTGGGTGTTGTGAAAGAGAAATACGTAGTACTTCCAGATCCTCCGACATCTACTATATAAGTTTTAAAGAAGTAATGATAACCCCTATGTGTCATTTTATGCGTATGCTCTATTACTTCTACTTCATTTATAACCGATGCTGAAAGCGATCCATCTGGTTCAGTTGGTAATGGTTTGTTATAAAATCTTATATTACCGTTAAATGTAACCTTTGAACCCTGTGTATTGTTTATACGAACCTGAACTATATCATATCCATTATTAGATATAGGTGATCCTGATGTAAGTGTATTGGTAGTTGATACTGTACCGCTTGGAAGTATAAAAGAAACACTTGATGTTGTTTCACTTGATTCATAAAAATCTATGCTATCTAAATTTGATACACCTGTAAAAGTCCAAGCGACAAAAGAACCGGTACTTACTTGTTCATTTGTTATTTCAACAAACTTAGTACCTTCAGATTTGTACTGCGTGATATTAGCAAAACATATATTTGATATTAAGAATAATATTAATAGGAAATAAAAGAATTTTTTCATATGTGTAAGCTCCTGTGGTTAATTTCTTAACTCTCCTATAATATAAATAGGTTTGGAGTCACACTATAATATACTTTATTTTACCATACTTTTAATGAAGTTCAAAAGTTTACCTGTTTCAGTACGCAAGTTATAGTTCTTTTTATTCTCTGTTTTAAGAGTTTTACTATCTATAGGATTCAATATAGCATTACTTATAGCAAAGCTGAATTCATCTATATCATTAGTTGTTAAATGCATTGAACCCTTAGTGTTTCTGTAAGGCAATACATCACTTGATACAAGCTGTACACCTAAAGAGCTCCACTCTAACCATTTCAAGTTAGACTTAGATCTATTAAAATTAGTATCACGTAAAGGTGCTAGTGCTAAGTGTAGCCTTAAATTATATAGCTTTTGTGCGTATATATCTAAAGTCCATCCTACTATTTTAAAATCTATCTGTGGATGATCTTTTAACCAATCAGGTTTAAACCCACCGTACCTAATAATGAATCCCATATCTTTATTTTCTTCTAACACAGGCAACATAGCTTTATAAGCTATTAGTAAATCTTCATCATGACCTGCAGCACCTACATAACCTACACGCTTTTTAAACTTCTTCAAGATACTTTCAGTGTTTTCAACATTTATTTTAACAATCTCTTTTTCTTCAACTTTCCAACTATCATAGTCAATACAATTAGGTGCAACATAGATAGGTTTACATGGTCCAACTATTTCACGTAATTCTTTTTTAAGATACTCAGTTGAACATATAACAGCATCACTCATATGAACGTGTTCAGCAGCCCACCGGTGTTCATCACCGACTTTACCGTAATATAAATTAGATGGTGTTATATCACCTATACTATCATCAATCTCAGCTATAATAACTGGATTAGTTTTACCTGCTTCAACTCTATCAGCTTTAAGCTTAGATATAAGAGCTAAACCATTTTCATGCTGTATTTTCTGGAAGATAATAACATCAAAGAAATCAAAAGCACCTTGTAACCGCATTTGTATATTCTCTGAGGAATCACCATAACCAATACAAATATGATCCCAGGCAACCTGATCACGTGGATCATAGAAATAATCAACATGTACTTTAATATCTCTGTTATCATGAGATTTAAATATCTGACTAGCGTAATTCTCAATTCTCCAATAGCAGACCCCCACGTTAAGAGAGGGCACGTATAATATATTCATTAAGACTCCTTATATAAACGATTTGGTTCTTTTTCTATGTCGTATTTTTCACCATAGTTCAATAGAAATGTTATAGTATTTTCAAATATGCACTTTAAATCTTCACTATACCCAAACCTTTTTTTATTTATTTTAATTGATTCTCTGATATCACCATCATCATGTCTTTTTGTTGCAGCGTACCAATCACAAAACATTTCAAGTAAATCAATAAGAGACATTCCCTTGATTCCCTTTTTCCAGAACTCAGGATGATGTGGACAGTTACCATAATGATGATCAAGAGCCGGTTTAAGTTCCTTTAACGCTTGTTTGTATTCCTTACTTCCATAAGTTAATGATTTTAACTTAGGAGTATAAACATCAAATAACTGCTTTTCCGGATAGCCTAATTTAGTTTGATCATGGTGATCAGCTATGTTTTTTAACATTTCAGCACAACCATACATAAGCCTTCTAACTTCTTCTATATGCTTCATTGTATCATCTTTACTATCGTATGCTTGCATAACTAAGACTCCTTATATCTCTTTAATAGATCCTGCTGTGAGAACGGTTTAACCGCTGTTATACCAAACCATTGTGGTTTAGTTGTATCTATACCGTATTGCTGACCAAAAGCCTTGCCTACCGGTATACCGTATACTTTTACATCAATAAAATCAGCAAACATTTTATCAATATCTTTTTCCTTATAAGTTGTTTGATGATGATCACCTACACCACCATTTATACCATTTGGGTGAGGGAATGTAACAACATAAATACCACCTGGTTTCAAGATCCTAAAAGCTTCTTTAATTGCCGGTGCTGGATCAAATAAATGCTCTAATACTTCACTGCATAGAACGCTATCAAAATACTTATCATCAAACCTTGATAAATCTTCAGCTTCACCCTGTTCAGCAAATACACCACGCTTACAAGCTTTTTCTGCTAACTCAGGTAATAGATCAATACCTTTAACATAACAATCATTTTCAGACTGTAATAATAGAGAATTACCACCACCATTACAACCTACATCAAGTACCAAACTGTTTTTAGGTACACTACCTAATATAAACGATACCCTGTTATAACCTCTTGAATTAGGTAAGTTACTTATTTTATATAAATGATCAGTCTTGTAATTATCCAAGTGATGTTTATGTGCTTCTTCTTTTGATTTAAATTTCATGCTGATGCTAACTCGCTTTCTTGGAAATGTTGTAAAATATGTGCACCATCAATATAATACTTAACTCTATATTCTACATTACCACCGTTCATTACCGTTATTTGGTATATTGTACCAATACATTCAAGTGGTAATATTTCAAGTTTTCATTGATATTGTATTTAAATTTCAACGTGTATACCCCATTCTTTATAAAGGTTCTTCTTTAACATTTTAGCCTGTACAGTTTTACGGTTACTGTTACCTTCAATCTTCATCATTAAAGGATTAGCACAACCACCAAATTTAAAACCTTGTTTAGCTGCTTCAAGTAAAAAGAATTCATATAGATCAGTCTCAATACTTACTTCTTTATACCTAACGTTTTTCATTTCCAGGTTATTCTTAACAACGGCTTCACGATATGCAATAGTTGGATGACTAATAGGACACTTACTTCTAAAATCCCATTCATAAGCTTCCATTAAATACTGTTCATATGGATTTTTACTATCACGTAAATGTAATGCTGAATAAAATATATCTTTTTCAGGGAATTCAGTGAAATATTCTAAAATAGCTTTACCACGATCCTTATAGTATAAATCACAGTCGCATACAGCTATTATTTCACCTGAAGCCATAATGTTTCCTTTATTCCTACTTTCTGCAGCTCCTTTACGCTCTGGATGACGTATTACCTTTATCTTACCCTTTTTTTCCCAGTGATCTATTAATTTACCACTATTATCAGTACTTCCATCATCAATAACAATAATTTCTTTATCTTTGATAGATTGCTTGATAAGTGATTCAATACATCTACTAACTGAAGCTTGCTGATTATATACCGGTAATACAAAAGATATTTTCATACTTATTTAATGCTTTCTATTATTAAATCAAGATTCTTGCTAAGAAAATCATGTAATTCAACCGCCCTATTTGGAGTTAATATTAAATTATTTCTACATTCTCTAATATAAACATTACCTCTTTTATTAACACCAAATTCATCAGTTTGTGATACTTCTCTATCAATCATATCATTAACTATCATAAAGCTATTACCCTTCCAGTACTTCATAGATTCTTTTATTAAACTTTTCAATACTCATTAACTTACGGTAATAACCTCTTGATTTAGCAGCTTTAAGAACAAGATCATAATCAACACTATCACGCATAGCATAAACCTTTTCAATCATTTCTTCTTTGCAGCTTTCCCAATCAAGTATATCTTCAAAGCTTAGTTTATCCATATACTTCAACTCTTCATCAGGTGTACTAACTAAAGCTTGTCTACCACACATTACAAACTGTATTGGTATCTGAGGAAAACCATCATGTGTAGTAGATCTTAAAACAGATGAACAATCATTAATAAAATTAACCATTTCATCTTCAGGTATTCTACCAACGAATTCAATATTATCAGGTGTAGACTTCAATACATCTTTTGGTAAGTACTTAGTAAACCCACCAAAGAACTTATATTTAATATCAGGTGTTGATTTAGCTACTTCCATTATTAAAGGTATATTACTTTTACCACTTGCATCATTTAACATATGTGCTGGATTGCTATCAGAGTAATATACAGCAACAGTAAAATCTTTAGGTAAATCTTTCTTGACCTGGTATTGATCAATATTATAAACAGGTGTATAAAGCAGCTCTACATCAAGACCACATTCTTTTAACTCTTCACAACATCGTGGACTATTAGCAAACAACTTAGCGTCTTGGTTACTAAACGCTTTCCGGATATCTTTTAGCATACTTACAGAGTGACTATTATACATTTGAAATACGTCAGATCCGATAAAGTGATAGATAGGTTTACCTACAACTATATTCATGTGGTTTTCAAGCATTTCAAGTACTTCATTGTAACAACCTACAACATAAGTACCTTTCCAGTTATCAAATACAAAGCTAGTAGGGAATGTAGCACGTTTGGTACCTGATAACATACCACAGTAATCAGCGTTAAGTATTTTAGCACGTTGTATAGCCTGTAACGGTGCTCCAAAAGTTGTAACAACTAACGATTTATCCTGTATTCCATGTTCTTTACGGAATTGTTTACTTTTCTCTGATAGACTGCCTGAAATGCTTGATATATTTCCAACATCAGACTTCTTAGTATTGAATATAAATTCTTTAACATATTTACCTTTAAAACCTTTCTTTGCTAGTCTATAGAATAATGACCAATCCTGAAAAAACTTTTGATCATCAATAAAACCTTCAACTGCTTCAAAAGCATTACGTCTAACCGGTGACATCGTACAAATATAATTCATTGTTTCAAGTAACCTAGCATCAAAATCTTGTGAATAGAATTCAAACTTGTTATCAGTTCTGTAGTTACCATAAACAAAAGAAACATCTTTGTTATCTTCAAGTTGAGTAACACATTCTCTTAACATACCAGGATATAAGTTACAATCAGCATCAATAAAGAATAAAATGTTATCTTCATTGTTGACCTTTACAAGAGTGTTATCTTTTTTAGCCACAACAGCATTACCGGTAAGTTTAGCACCAAAGTTACGAGCATATGAAGCACCCATATTTTTAGGTAACATTTCAACATATAATTGCATCTTGAATTTGTTATCAATTATCCAAGATTGTATTTTATCAAAAGATTCTTGATCAGTTCCATCAATTACAACACATACATCAAAATCTTTGTAGTCCTGGTCCTCGATTGACATTAACAATCGTTCGATTGTATCACTATTCTTGTAAAAAGGTATGATTATGTTAACTGCTGGCATATTATTGTTCCTCTTCCTGTACAATTACTGTACCTGTTATTTCTATTAATTTATTTGTTTTGTAATCTGTAAAATACCAACGATTGCGACTATCTAATAAAGGTTTACCTTTAGCTAACCAGGTATAAGATCCACCAGGATAATATAAGGTAACTAAATAGTTTTTGGGAGCTGCGTTAACAGATAGAGATAATAACAATATCAACAAAGTAACAATAAATAGTTTCTTCACCTAGTATCATCCTTCCAGTTCATTATTAACCTGCGGATAACTTCAGACACACTACTAGCTTGCATCTTTTTTTTAATGGTTTCAATCTTACCACGTTGAAAATTATTTAAATCTATATTAATTCTAGGCATTTAATCATTCTCATAGAAACATTGTTTTAACTCACCGTGTGAACAACTCTCATGATAAATACATAAGCTACAATCAGCAGGCTTACGGTTATCACGATCATCATCTTCAATAGGCAACAACTCTCTTTTCTTCATTATATTAAAATCTTTTTCCATTTTATCCTTTTATCGTGGGTAGTTGGGCTACAATACAGCTATCCCATGGGCAACGTTATCAGGGTACCACCCCACCACAATATATATTATATAATTCCCTGTCAAACAAACTGTTGATCACGTTAGCCACTAAGGATTTTTAGCGGTCTGCACTTTCACTAGTCACTTTTTGAGTCAATTAGATTATCCCCAAATATCACCTAGTTACTTTATCAGATACCCTCTAGCTTTTGGTTCTAATACCTACTTGCTATACTCTCTCTTTGCGTGTTTAACTTACAGATTTTTTTATTTAATAAGAACTAAGCTTCTTAGCTCAACACCTACATCAATATGTGATCCAGGAACATAAGTAAGTGCTTCAGCTAGTGAATAAGTACCGTCTATTCCACCACAATACAAATTATCAAGTTACTCAAATATTCCTCAATTTCTACTTATTATAACAAATAAAGAAGCCTACTGCAAATACTATTTACAGTAGGCTTCTAATAATCTATTTATCAGTACTAGTAAAGGTCAGTACTTAGAATCCATAGACCAGCACTTTTATTTAGTATCTTTGCGACTGCATCAATACTAAAGGCTGCCTGTTTCTTCCTGTTAGTAGGATCACTTGTGGTTTGTGAACCTGACTGTTTAAGGAAGAATTGAAAACCTTCTCTGCCCTGATTACCAGTTAATTCAGATACACCATAAGCTTCATCACCAAATAGTAACGATGCATAAAGGCTACCAGAACTAGTACTCAAAGTATCACCAGATAAAGGAAACTTCAAAGCTAGTGTAGTTGTCCAAACCTTCACGTTAGCGATAATACCGGTCTGACTTGGTTTCTCCTTGATAGGTTCAGCAGTTGTTGGAGCAAACCAACCTTTAAAACCTGCACTAGTAGTAACCGCATAAGCAGCCCTTGGTCTAGCAATAAGGTTATAAAAACCATTAGGTGCTTCAGGTACATCTTTTTCTTCTAATACACTAACACCATCTTGAATAGTTTTCACTGTCAAAGCGGTTTTAGCTATACTTACAACTGTTGCAGACTGGGCAATTCTTAATTTATTGTGGTAAACAGGGAATCTATCAGATTCACCAGTAACACCGGTTTTATCTCTTGACCAAATCTTTGCTGTAATACCAGTACTGTTTAGAGTACCACCATCAATAGCCATGTTTGAATAATTCAAACTTGATGCACCAGCTACATCCGCTACCATAAGACCGATATCATTTCTAACAAGGATATCAAGTGTCTTAGCTGCAGACATTTTAACTTTATCGGAAGCTTTATCAAGTAACCTACCTCTAGCAGTCAAATCAGCAAATCTACTAACTTGTACATAACCATCACGACTATGTAACCTTGCTGTAACTGTCTCAGTGGTTAACCAAAGCTGTTGAGCTGTGAACTCGTCAGTGTTGTCGCCTCTAAGATAAGGAAGCTTTTTGTAACGTGTAAACACAACATTGTTACCTTCGCCCTGGGGTATAGGCTCTCTTGTTGGTGCTGCCTGGTAAAAAATTGTTTTTGGTTCAAAGTCCTTTAAAATTTTCTTGCTGTAGTAAGTCTGGACCGCTGGACTTATTGCAGCTTGTGTACTCTGTTGATCTGCCATTGTGACACCCTCCGATAAAATTTAGTTTTTTAAGCTAACATTCTATAACCGGTGATCACTCCTATAAAAGGTTTGGTGAAAGTTATATCTTGATACCTTTGTTTTGCTCCAACCACTTAACGTATTCATCCGGATCCGATGGTTCTGGTTTACCTTTTAAATCACTGCTACTAGCGGTTGATGCACTACCAGCACTGCCGGCAGTTGAAGCGTTTTGCTTTCTCCTTATGAGCACTTCCGATGTTGCTGGTTTAGTGGCTCCTTTTTTAGATTGATAGTTACTGATGAATTCCTTAACAAAGTCTTTTTTAGCAAGAGTATCGTTAGTAATAGACTTCTTCAGCTCTGGTTCAATCTTTTTAGCAAGTTCAGGATTTGCAAATTGAAAAACGTCCCAAAAGTTCTCATTATTACCTTCGTTGGTTTTACTTTCTGCTTCCGTTGCTTGCTTGTTTTTTTCTAAATCTGCATTTTTTTCTTCTCTGATAGTTTTCTTAACTATCTTCATTATAGCATCAACATCTTCACTTTTGTAGTCAGAGAGCAATTCATCCAACTCACCCTTAGCTTCAGACACCTCTTTTTTAGTCTCTGCGTTGTTGATCTTTTCAAGTTGTTCCTTGACACCGTGCAACTCGTTTTTAACCTGTGAAACGTAAGTATTATTCTTACCTACTATTTCAATAAGATCCTTCCTGGACTTACCTTTAAAGAAGTCACTTTCTTCTTCATCATCAACTACTTCTTCAACAACTTCTTTGATTTCCTCTTCAACTACAACTTCTTCTTCAACTGCTTTAGGATCTTCTGAACCAGTATCTTCTGTAAGTCCATGTTCTTCAAGTGATTGTTTCCACATTTCATCTTCACTCATATCATCATACTTACCTGAAGTTTGTACCGATTCTTTAATTTCCTTTACCATATGTTAATTACCTACCTTTTATTTTATTATCTTATTGAACCTTCAAGAATATCATCCTTAAAAGCTTTATCAAGTTCATTCTTTAAATCTGCTACATACCTTGCATAAGCAGCTTTGATATTAACGTGCTTAACAATTTCCTTAATCTTTCTTTCACAAATATCAACAGAAAATAATGATCTATTATACTTAGATGCTAGATCAACTCTATTCATACACTTACCACCGTTCATAAAACCGTAACGATCAAGGATATCAATAACATATACATCATCAATCTTTTTACCGTTAAGGATAGTGTAAGCTTCCTGAAGGTGTTCAATGGATACATTGAAAACACTAGCAGCTCTAAGTTTACACTTATAAGCATGTAAAGCATTTCTATTAACTTGTCCTTTAGGATTCATGAAAGTTGCTACAATCTTTGGATCAACTATATTCTTACTAGTCATTGCACTGTTAGGATTATTAGCATCCATTGGTACTTGAATTGTTTGATAAACGCTTCTATCAAAATCTTCAGCTAGTTCAGGTTCTTCCGGTGTTTCAGCTGCTTTAGCTTTCTTAGCTGCTTCAGCTTTCAAACCTTTTAATAATTCAGCGTTATCAATACCTGTTTCATTGTTGATAACTTTATCATCCTGGATATCAAACTTCTTACCATCAATTTCACCTACTTGTGTAATCTTTTTAGATCTAGCCATTTTGTGCTACTCCTCTTCAAATATATTTTCAAACTCAAGCCTTAGAGACTTGTATACAGAGCGTTCAATACTTGCTCTGTAGACTGCAATATTAACTTCATCAGTGTTAGAGCACATAGCTAAGTGTTGATCAACCTGACCATGACATTCATCTACTCTTGTATCAATTACCGAAAGAATACGGTTCTTTGGTAAACTTCTTCTCTTTGCCATTAATTAACCTTTACCCCAAATGTAGTTTCTGTTACTGCTTCAGCCTGTTGAGTTACTACATCAGCTTCAGCTTGTTGCTCAATCTTATGTTGATTAACTGCAATCTCTGATCTTGTTTCAATAACCTTTTCAGCGTTAAAATCCTGTATTTCTTCTTCACGCAATACTTTACGCTGTTCACCCTCAGCTTGCAACTGACCCTGACCAGCCTTAGCAATAGCATCTTGTATTTCAAGCATTGTTTCTTTGTCGTATAACATACCTTCAGTTTGGTCTTTTAATCCCATAGACCTTAATAGCTTATCCATAGTAACCCTATAGTTAATCCACTTCTTCATTTCAGGATTGCTTTCAGCTATAGTAAGGAAGTTAATCAAACCTGTCTGTATAGCTACTTCATTTGATAACTCAACTGTACCAAGTATTTTAATATTGAATGAATCAACAAGAAAATCTTTCATACTATCAGCATTACGTACATCTTCGCTGAAAGCTGCTTCAACTTCTTTTTCTGTCCATACTGATAATAGATCCTTTGGTTCTTTAAATACCAAGTTACGTTCATACACCATTTCCAAGAAAGGCATAATCTCATTATTATAAGTATCATCAATTAAATCATTAATAGGTATATCAGATTGTTCCATTACAGCAATAGTAGCACCTCTGGTTAACGGTACATCTTTACGACTACCTAAACCTTCTTGTATGCTACTCATTGACCATAAATGATCTATATCATTATCAATAGTTTGGCTGTCCTGGATAGCCACGCCACCTAAATATGGATTAAGTAAAGGAGTCATACCGTTTGGTCCCTGACCCTTAACTAATCCATCAGGACGCCACCGTTTATCCCAAACAACTTTACGTGTTACATCAACATACCACATAGGAGCAATAGCCCTTGTTTTAGCATCACTTACTTGTTCACGTGTTGCGTTCTTTTCTAATAGAAGGTTATGACCAGCCATTACATTACTATCACCGTATAAGCAATTTGCAATAGGTTCATATACACCACGTATAAAAGGTCTAACATATTTCTTATGTTTAAATGGTGTTAGTTCCATCCGGATAACAACATTATTATTAGCTATTACAGCTATAATTTCTTGTTCTTCACCATCTGCTTCCCATTTACCATAATATTCATCTACTCTAACATTACCGGTGGTTTTAGTAGCATGTGTAAGTTGCTTGAATTCCTTAACAGTTTTGTTATTAAACTTAAGTAGCTGTATGTATTCCTCTTGTCGCTCAGTTACATTTGAATCAGTTGGATCAATTAAGTCTGTATTATAATATATACCTACATCTTCAAACTCTTCTTTAGTACCAACTACATCACCGGAAACAGGATCAAGTAAATCAAACACAACTTTCTCTTTACGTTTCTTGTTCTTCCTGATGTGGTCCATAGATAATACTGTTTCATGAATACAAGCATGTGATTCATTAATATCTTCTTTATTTACATCACTGTAGAATTCCGTTAGAAGTAATGGTACCAAGAAAGGATTATCTTTTATTGTTATATCTTCAGGTTCATCATCATCAAAGAAAGTAAACTTTTTGGTTTCAAATATCTGTGGTACCTTTGATATAGCTGTACCCTGTATAACCTTATTCTTTGTATGTTTCTTGAATTGACCTTTAAAGTTTATCTCAGGTAGTTGATGCTCAAATATATACTTATTCCAGAGAGTAACTTTATCACGTTCAAAATCTTTAACAATACGTGGATCCTCAATACGTGCAAATGGTTCTATATTGAATATAACCTTAGTTATTCTAGCAGTCATATTACGTACTTTAATCTTCATTACCGGTGATTTAATCTTAGCTCTACCTTGATAAATAGAGTCCAAATCATCAGTCATATATACAGCTGCTAAAGCTTGTGTCCATTTAGTTTGCCATGGATCACGCTGTAAAAGGTAAGTTTGTTTAAGACCTTGTTCAAAGTCAATAAACTCTTTTTCCTTTTTAAACCTGGTTATATCATCTATTTGTTTATCAACTAAGCTATCATCAGCCATAAATTAAAAGTACTCCCATAGGTAAAATTTTATCATCTTTTATTTATGTTAGCAAATTACTTGATTGCGTACATACTATTATGATAGATTAAATCCTGTTTATCATACACTTCTTCCTGATCTTCATCATAGTACCCTTTAAGGTAGATAGCTTCATACTTTATTATATCCATATAGTGATCATCTTTTTTCTTAGGTGCGTTGATAAGCTCTTTAGCTTCAGAGGTTTTTGAGCTGCTATAAGAACCCCATGAATACCTGGTCCACTCCCAACTTACGCCTTCGCAATCACTAAACACATATACTTTAGGCTTCTGTATCATGTTGCCATCTTTGTTCCGGATAATCCTAAGGCGTTCTTTAACAGCGTTAATACCTATACTGTTATCCTTAGTACATAACTGAGTTTCAATACCGGCTTCATCAAACTCAGATCTAATTGTATGTATATCCTGTTGGAATTCATCAGCATGTTTAGCCATTGGTATAGGTTTTTGACTTGATGTATCAATTTGGCATATCTCAGGTATTGATTTAATCTTCTTTGACTGATAGACAAAACCTCTTAGTATTTTGATCAGCTTAGAGAATTCATTTATTACCATTGATTCACGTGGTGCTTTAAGTTCCTCAACTATATATAAGATATCTTCTTCTATATCATACATGAACCTTAACCAGTGGTGCGGTGTTCTATCGTGTGGATCAATACCTTCATGAATCTTATACCTTTTAGGATGTTCAGATACCATACGCTTATAATCAAATCGTGGTATCTTGTGCTCTTCACAAAATTCTTTGTATATTAAACCTTCTTTAAGATGTGGCTGACCTTCCCACCTTGATTTAAGTTCATCCGGGTCTATATTCTGGTATAGCTGCCTCTTTGCGTTCTTAGTTAAGAAAGGATTCTTAGCCGGTGTTAAAGTAGTTGCTACTACATTAGGATCTTTAGATTTCCATAACCGGTTAACAACTTTAGTGAATCCCATTAGTGATGTAAATGTAACAACCATTATACCGGACCGGTCAGCTAACCTAACTAAAGCTTCACTGAATACATCATAAGGCGGTTCTTCATCCAACCATATTATATCTACATCATCACCCTGGAAAGCACCGGTACCCTGTTCATATGTCTTGAAATATATAACAGACTTAAGTTTACTGATAATAGTCTTACGTTTCCAACCGTTAACTTCATCATATGAACCATAGATAATATCCTTTTTACGTGCTATCTCAAATATTTTACGTTGCTGTACCTTAACAGATAAGTCAGATAATGTAGCACACCATATACGTAACTTAGAGTACATCTTAAAAGCTGTTGCAATTATACCACCACCAAGTTCAGACTTACCAGATCTATTGCCACCTAATATAACAAAAATGTTTGGACCTTCTCTGGTTTCCAAACGTTTCATTGCATGTTGCAACATATCATCTTGTTCTTTATATAGGTGCCAATTCATGTAGTCAAGGCGGTTTTCATTCTTGTCCTTAACTTTTATGGTGAGTAGTTTTTCGAGCTCTAATTTTTCTTGGAATGTTGCTTTGCTAAGATCCAAGCTTTTTAAAGAGGTTATCAAGTCGTTCATTTATTTCCTCAATATCTTCTTCTGGTTCTTCATTAACAACAATCTTATCTTTCCAATCAAAATTCTTTAGTTTGAATATCTTTAAGACAGGTGCAGTATTAGGATCATTCTCTGTATAATACTCTATCATTTCCTTAGCTTTCCTTACGGTGTCAGAAAACTCGTCTTTGTTTTGATAGTCTATTAGTGTTTCACGTGATGTATCAAGGTACACTGCTAAACCTGTTATAGTTGGTGTTTCAGTGAATTCCTTTAAGTGTTTGTTGTTATGATCAAGCTTAGGTTCAAAGTCATATACACCAGGTATATTTTTACCATCAAGGTCTTTTGATGGTACTTTATAGTAAGAAGGTTTAAATAAAGACTTAAAATACTTACAAACCTTTTTATCTAGTTCTTCAGGTGAATTAAATTTAAGAGGTCTACCACCAGCCATATAATTAATTACAAGATTGTTTAGTTTTTAAGTTGTAAACAAACTGTCCTTTCTGAAAGCTTATAGTATAATTATAATCTTTTATAAGTAGTTTTGGCAAATATTGATCAATTTTATCATTATTTAAGCTACCAGTTGGTACACCATCTTTAGGCTTATTATTGTAATTATTTTTAGACATAGGGAATCCTAAGTTATTACTATTATTAAGTAAAGGACTCAGGTTTCTATTATAAGTATCAATAAGGTGCTTGTTCTGATTAAAGTTATTAAGTGCTGTTTCTAGTTGATCGTTTTTAGTTGGCTTTACTGGCTTCAATAGTTCATCGTTTAATTCTTGTTTAGCTGCTTCAATTTCCTTGTTGAGTTGGTTGATATCAGTTTTGATGTACTTTTCATCATACAGCATTACATATATCTTTTCAACAAGTTTTAGAAAGTATCTTTTCATTTTAGTTCAAATTCCTTTCTGAAAGATAATGTATCAACGCTATCATTAATGAATACACCTTTAGGATCTGCACCATCAAAGTATTTTCTACTTGAATGAGTATAACCTACCTTTATACCGTTAAATAAATACCAGTAAACACCAAAATCTATCCTGGTCCCACCATGATTAAAACTAAAAGGTTTGGATCTGTGACCGGTATAGTTTTCACTCATACCAATTTTTATATCAAAAAGTCCTGGGAAAGGTATATTGACTTTTAACATAGCTTCTAACCCGCTATTACTATTAACTTGTTTTAAGTAATTTACTTCAGATACCACTCTAATAGAAGCGTTGGTTATATTTATTTGTGTTAATAGAAATAGAATGATTATTAATTTACGCATAAGTATTGATACCACCTTTTTTATTTGATTCAACTACCTTCTCAGGCTTGATAACTTTTGGTTCATTTACTATGATCTTTGGTTTATCATTACTTAGAGATAATTTTA